GAGGCCGGACACCTCCACTTCCTTGAGCTTGATCGCATCTCTGATTCCCTCAGTTACATTACCAAACGAGCCGTCGACCCATCGATCCTGAGCCCGGATCAGATCTTCATTCAGATCCTGAAGTTCTACTCCGGCAATCGCTGCTGCCGTCGCCGTCTCCTCAAGGAACACCTTCATTCTGTTTTCCCTGAAGGCCTCGTCTTGAATCATGCCGATGCGTTTGAGCTTGTCCGCGAACTGTTTATCCAACGAAGTCCCAAGTCGATCAGCACCGTTCTTCAACGCGAGAAATGCAGCGTCAGCTTTCCGCTTCATTCGGTCAAAGTCGGAGATGACCCGGCCGATGGCCTGACCGAATTTGAACGCGATGACACCGGCCGCTGCAAGGATTCCAGCCTGCATAAACATCGCAGCTTTGCCTCCGTCATTCGCAGCATCTGAGAACGCAGAAACCTTGTCGATCAGGTTGCCGACTTCTCCCGCTGCGGCTCCAGCACCCATATTGCCCAACTGATCGCCAAGCGCTCCAGCGAGTTCCGCCGATGCCTTGGACTTGCTGCCGAGATCCTTCACTTCTCCGACCATCTTCTTGACTTCAGCCGATGACTTTCGGACCTTGGCGCTTGCTTTGTCCTCCGCGTCGATAAGGTATTTGATGTTCTCGGTAGTCGTCATGGCAATTTGTACTCAAGGTCATATGATTTCAGCGTCTGAACAGCGTCCAAAAACCATGCTGTTTGGTCCAACGATCCTCCCGCGACAGGTGGCATCCCTCCGTCAAATAGTTCGATCAGGTTCACGACATCGATCATGTCTCGGCAGGTTTCGTTGTGGCACCCAGTTAACGTGATCCATCCTCCGTCACATTCCTCGCATCCTGTTCCGCGACACGTCGGACATTCCAACAAGTCAGCTTCGCCTTCGCCGGGCTTGTCCTTACATTTACCGAGTGTGCAGTTCTGACAAAGTTTCCCGTGTCGAATTGCCGACAACACTCTCAGCTTTTTTTTTCATCGTGACTCAAGTGCGCGTTGTTTTTAATCGTGTGAAGCAATTCCCAGACTTCCGTGAACAGCAACAACCCTTCAATTTTCTCCGCTGCGAATGTGATCATGCCCCCGTCCCTGTCGGTCAGGTTGTTCCACCCACGGAGGAACTCCTCCAGCAGGTCGATCGTCTCTCTAAATAACTGTAGCGGGTCAACCTCATCCACGTCGGCTGTCCGCGTCCGATTCGCCAGTTCATAAATCCGTCGCTGATCTCTCAACGTCAACGCGGGAAATATGAATTCTGGCTTCGGGATTTTCTCCTCATCACTTAATAGCGTGACTGGAAATAGCTGGCTCGGGTCGAGGGCAATTGGCATCTGGTTCCCGTCTATGTGTTATCAAAATCAATAGTGAACTCATCGTCACCCGTATCAATATTGAATTGTCCGGTCGTGTTGTCAATGACCACGTCATCCCGATCGGCTTCCTGAATATTGGTTCGCTGAAACTTCGGCCCTGCGAATGTGATCGTGTCAGTGCCATCGATGAGTTGCAGGCTGAATGCTTCCTCCGCCCCTCCGAGCCACTTGATCCAGACGGAGTTGGTGGCCACGAGTTGAGCCTCAGGATCCATCGTCGCCGTGATCTTTCGATCGGTCACGAGTCCGCTGTCGATGGCGCCTTCTGCGCTCGCGCATGGTCGGAGCGTGACCTTGTTGCCGATGTCTACGCTGAGACTGTTGATGCAGCCTACGGTTGACCCTCCAAAGGTGATATCTTGGCCTTCCAGTACGATCGGCTTTTCGGTCGGTCTTGTCACGGAACCAAGCATAGCAATGTCGGAGACAGCGGAGTATAGACCTGTAAATGTCCATTCAATCATCACCTGCTTTCCAGCCTCAAACTTAATTTGGAAAGTCCCCATTGCTCCGGTGATCTGTTTCCGGAGTCCATTTTGGTACACCGCGATCGTCAGAGTCTTGACGGCCGTGCCTGGCATCGCCGTGACAGGCGAGAATGTTCCTGTCGTGTCAACGAACCCGCAGGCTGGAAGGAACGTTGATGCCCAAAGTGGCACTCCGCCATTCGAGTCTCCGTGAACCTCGGTCGTGAACGTGGCCGTCCCTGCCCTTGCTCCGACAATGGATGACAGTGACCCGAATGATGCTGGGTTGTCACGGTCGTGCATCGTGATGTTGGCTTGAATCATCGGGTCAAAGATGTTCATTGCTGCCTGAGCCGCAAGCAGCGTCTCCGCCGTACCAACGGTGGCCTCAACTTTGGCTGCCAGAATTCTTAATCGCTTCAACATTATATCGCTCCTGAGTTTTTAAGTGTTTTGTATCGCAGCCGTTCCTTCATCTGCTTCTGGAGTTCGGCTATAACGACGGGTGTAACCCGTCGCTGCATGTCGTTCTCCGCGAACACGCCCCACGGCGATGGTCCGTACAGTTTTTTGATCGGCATTCGAGATTCCCCAACTCGTTTGTAAACATCGCCACCCAAGCTGATTGAAGTCATGCCGGGACGTGGCCCCATGAACGCGCCTGCGATCTTCTGTCGGCCCTCCGTCTTGCTGATCTTGTAGCTGACACCATTCCGTGTTTGCTTGGGCTTGAAATCCTTCAGTGAGATCCTGCTGGACTTCCGCAACGTGACATCTGCCCCGGTTGGCTCACGTCGATACTGATGCAGTTTTGACTTCACAACCTTCTGTGCGACAGCCAGTTCTTGAGTGACGAGCTTCGCGATCGTCGCCTTGGTTTTTCGGGCCACCTTCCAACTGACGATCCGCAATTCTTTTGGCAGGTTGTCGGAGACAGCATTGAGCGCGGCGATAAGCGGATTGGCGTCATTCACTACGGTGACGAATGTCATCCCGACACCTCATATGGATTATTCTCAGGATGTCGGTAGGTGACTGTCAGCGTGATCTGGAACCCTGCCAACTGATCCGCTTCGTCGAGGTATGTTTCCACACCGTCGAGTTTGCTGTTGATGGCCAGACCGTCCCACTGTCCCCAGTAGTACACGGCGGATGTCGTGAGCGCCTTCAGCGTGTCGGCCTCAAAGAAGTTTCTGATCTGGTCGATTGGTCGGTTGTCGAGTTTGCTCGGCAGGAGTTCTGCTGCGATCCTGAACGGCTGGTTCCACGCTTGAAGCGGAGGATTACCGGGACAGGACAGTGGATCGTTGGTGGTCTTGCTCATTTGTGCAAAGACAAGCTGATAGTCTTTGGGCCTGAACCCTCCGGACTTCGTTGGTCGCACAACTTCTGATGCCGTCGTTTCGTATCCAGACAACACCGCGATGAGCCCCAGACGCTGCTGGATCTTCTGAGCAATTTGTTCGACGATCGGTGTTGGCATCTACTCGCCTTTGCAGGCAACGACACACACGCCGGAGTCCTGACTTTGTAATTTCAAAACGGTGATTCTCGTTGGGATAACATCACCGAGTTCGGCAATGACGTCGATCGTGTCACCCTGATCGATCTCCCTTGCAGTAGCTCCGCAACTCTCGTCATTTCGAAAACTGATGGTGTAATCTGGTTGCAGCACTTCTCCGGCCGCACCATAAAACGCAGGAGGGTTCCGCTCAATTTTGGCAACGAAAGATCGCTGACCGCCATTGCGGAAGTAATAAACGACTGGCTCACCGAAGTTCGTGAGATGCTGCGGCAAGCCAGATCGCTTGAAACGTTTATCAAAAGTTGAAGGCATTTGCCAACCTACGTGGTGGCGTTGGAAAGCAAGTGTCCAGCCGCTGCGTACAGGACGACTTCGTCAGTGTCGTGTCGAACTCGTACGACATCTCCACGGACAGTTTCATCTCGATAGGTCTCAACAGTTCCGCCGATGGATGAACCATCCTCAGCCCAATGGAACGTGCGTCCGATGCACGGCTCACGCGGATCGTCGGAGGTTGCGACCTTGCAAACCATCGCATACTCGTCGGACCAGATCTGTCCAGGAACAGCAGTCTGGCCTTCCTTCGCAGTGTTGCGACTCGAACCAGCCACGATGATGTAAGGAAGGTCGAACACTGCTGAGAGCATTGCCTTCGTAACATCAGCGGCTTTTGACGGTGTTCCTGCTCCAGCAGAGTTGATGCGATCAATGACCGACGCACAATTGCGGAGGTTGCGGAACACTTTCTGATTGACAATCAGTGCATTCGCCCACAACGCTGAACCGTCATAGATGGCCTGAACTGCTGCCTCAACATCAGTGATCGGAACAGCGTTTGATGCGTCGTCCCATTCGTTTGTGATGGCGGTGGTCAGGGCCGAGCCTGTCCACGTCGTCGCGTTGAACACGTCGGTTGCAACTCGCAACTCAGCGTTCCGCAGAACCGCTCCGTATGCACGAGCGGTCGACACGAGTTCCGCGTCAAAGTAGGCCGCGTTCATCTTCGCTTCGCGATCGTCTACTGGTTCTTCTGCGCCATTTTCCAAGCAGGCATAGGTCGCAGGCTCGAACGTGAAGTTTCCACGTGCGTATCCAGCACCAGGCGCTCGGGCGGTGTCGCGTGTTTGGAGTAGTTCCTCCAATGGAATCTTCCCAAAGTTTCCGGACTGACTGGCAACGTCAAGAACTGGGAACACTTCCGCAGCGACATAACCGGCCTTCTCCGTCTCAAGCTCAAATTCAAAAAACGTCGCGAGGTCGGGACGCAGGGTTGCTAGGCTACTTGATGGGCTAGGCATTGTTGTTCTTCCATTCTTCCCGCAACAACACAATTTTTTAGAAAATGAACCCGGCTTTGGTGGCCACCGCCACCGGGCTCGTCACGGGATTTATTACGAGACGACTGTCTCGCCGATGAGCGGCATGATCTCGATCACATCGTTGTCGGCAGTTGAGGCTTCCATTGCGATCCCGATTGGGAACGCTGTCGAGGCTGACACGCTGCACTTACCGCTCGCTGCTGTAAAGATGATTGCATCCTTGGCAACGGCCGCAGCGGCAACAACCTTGACTGTGCCTTGCTTGCTGTGAAGCGCGACACTGATGACATCTCCAATTGCTCCGTCGCGAGTTGCGTAGCCAATGCCACGCTCTGCGATGCCGCACAATTCGCCATCAATGTTTGTTCTGAGGTATTGCCCGACCGCTTCTGTGAGCGTAACTGACAAGTATCCTGTATCGTTAAATTGACTCATTTTTTTGACTCCGTTTGATTTTCTCTGTTTGGTTAACTGGGGGTAGCTCAGCGAGTTGCTGGACTAGTTGCTGTTCGCTGACTGAACTAACAGTTTGCGGAGTTCTGGATTGTCACGGTTGGCTGATTTTACAGCGTCCATTCTCGAATTGCCCTTGGCGACATACGACTCAATCAGTGAGTTCCATTGCGCCTTTGGTGATCCGATCGATGACCGTCCTGTTACCTGAGCAACAGGCTTGAGTCCACGACGACGTGCGGTGATCGCTTCCTCCTCCTCAACCGCTTCCTCCTCCTCCATCGCTTCACGAACATCCTCAGCTTTGGCTTTGAGGGCGGTGATCTCCTCCTCCATCGCTGCGATTCTCGCAACAAGTGTTTCGTTCTCCTCCTCAACCGCCTTCGCATGTGCGGCAGCGACTTCCTCCTCGTTCAGCTCATCCTCCATGCACTTGAACTTGAAAGAGTCTGATGCCTTTGCGTACGTCGCCTTGATCCACTTTGCCGAGGCAACGGGTTTTGGTGTAGTCACGGTAATTTCCTCTGGTGTTGCCACCGGTTTGTCACCATCGCCCGCACCATACATGGCAGCGTAGACTAGCGTTGGCAAATGATTTGTTGGTAGTTGCTGTTTCTTCGTTTGAGTCGTTTCAATCACTCTGTCAGCGAAGCCAAGTAAGATCGCTTTCTTCGCGGAGATGTAGCTTGTTGATTTCATCATGCTCTTGATCATCTCAACGCCGAGTCCAGCTTTGGAAGCGTACGATGCGATCATTGATTCTTTGAGCTCCGTCAGCAGTTCTGACTCCCTCGCCAGTTCCTCATCGTCTCCCTCAACTTTGGCGTACGGATTGTGGATCATCAGATAGCCATTCTCCGCGATCTCAACCTCATCACACTTCACGGCGATGTAACTGGCGATACTGAACGCAGCAACCTTGATGCGTGCGACAACCTTACCGGGCCATTCACCGATTGCGTTGCCCATCCGGAACCCTTCAAAAACACTGCCGCCTTCACTATGGATGTCGATGTAGACAGTTTCTTTTGGGTCGAGCTGCGTTAGCTCATCCTCAAAATCCGTCGCGGTGTACGCTGCGGAGGTTTCTGTTGCGATCCCGATCAAGCCGAGATTGATGATGTTGTTCATCCTTGTCCTCCGGTGTCTGGTTTATCTGCTGCAACTGCGATCGCTTCCAGTTCGGCTGGATCTTTCAGATCCATCTTCAGGCCATTCGGGAACGGCATGTTGGCAAGCTCTCGCCAGTGAATCGGTTGGCCGTCGTCGAACTCACTGTTCAACTTCACCGCGGCTGTCTTTGCTTTCTTGATCGCACTAAGGTTGTCGGCAATGATCTCATCCGCGACTTCCTCCCACTCTCGTCCGCGTGAACCGTGCAACCGTCTCGGGCTGGTTAGTGCATTCTGAATTTGAAACGCATCGGCTTGAGCATCCTTCATCGGGTCGATGTATGACCACGTCGGAGAATTCCATTTGTGCGAGTACAAATTGATTTGTGATTTTGCGGCAGCAACTCTGAGGGCTCGATCCTCACTGAGCCACTGCCGGACTTTCCAGCGATACGCTGGGTTGTGGAATCGCTTGACCAAGTTTCGTTGGTTGGCCGTGAAACCTTTGCGGGCCTCATCGACGGCCCCACGCCATCCGCTGAAATTTGTCTCTGAACCGTCCATCAGGACGAGGCACAGCGGCAGGCCCAAGTTTACTCCGATCAACTGGAGCATCAGCTTCACGTGCGAGAAGAACTCCGCGTTGGGAACGTTGGGTGAGAATCCCTGCAACGTCTCACCGGGTGCACCCATGATCTCCATGCCTGGCGAGATGCCTTCAATGTTACGAGTTCCGACATCCGTGGTCTCAGTATGCTGATCGCCATAGCTATTGTCTGTTAACGTAGGAGTTCCACCATCAGGATCAAAGGCACGCTGGCGGAATACTGCGAAGCATGAAACGACTTGCTGCTGCACGAGCTTTGCAAAGTTGATGTCCTCGAACATCCCGGTCAGTTTGAAGATTGGAGCAAAGGCCGTTATGCCTCGCGTCTGCGTTGTCCGCTTCGGATTGTAGATATGGAATAGCTGCCGGAATCCTTCAGCGTCACGGACATTGACCGGCTCAGCCATTTCGATTCCGTGATACGGAGTTGTCGTGTCTGGGCAAACCCAAAACTTCTCCCGTCGTCGATACTGATTCATCGTCACGCCGCAAAACGTGTCTGGCAAGCGAGTCGTGTTCCGGATCGCGTGAGCCTCGATCATCTGTAGTGAACCGTCATCGACAGCGAGTGCCACGAGGTCACCATCAAGGAGCATCGCCCTCATCGAGTGCCGCTCCATGTCTCGCCACGTAAACTCTCCGGAGATGTCGCACTGTTCCGGATCTTCAGACCACTCTCGCCATCGATCCTTCAGCAGAGCGTCGATGGCCTTGTCGCCGGTACTCGGGTCAAGCGTGAACCCGTCCTGAACAATGTTCGCGACAGCACGGTCAACAGTCTGGCCGACGATCGCATCATTGCGATCCATGTCACGAGCTTTTTCGATGTCCCGGTAATATGCTTCTTCATTCCGGTAGTGATAGTCAGCAGTTCCGCCCTGTGGTGCCAGGCCGTTGCGACGACGCAGGAACCGAGAATCTCGGCTCATGTCATAATCAGCACGGATTTCATCAAAGGTCTTGGCTAGTGAGGCTGGTTGTTTGTTCATTATCGAAAGTCGTGGGACACGGACAGGAAACTGACAGACGAGTTGGCGCCTGAGTTGGTGCTATTCGACTCGACAAACTGTTGAGCCCTTCTCCGCTGCTCCTTGACTCCCTCAGTATCAAACGTGAGAGAACTTGATTGGTTCGAGGATGACTGCGGAGCGAGGATAAGCCAGCGGTTTGCGGCCGTGATGAACAGCTTCGCTCGCGCCACGCTGCCCAATTCCTCAAAGTCTGAGTAGTCGAGGAGGGATGTTTCAACTGATTCGATCGTATGAGTTGCCATCCGGTCATAATACAGTTCAGCCACGAAATAGCGGCACGATTTGCCCATATACGGTGAATCGGTTTTGCGGAGCATCGACGCTGCGGAGGAGGAGATTGCTACAATCAGGACTTCAATCCCAAAATGAATGGAAGTGTAAGATGGCCGACGAAATCACGATGGATTTGCGGTTTGAGATCGCGAATGGGAACTACACGTTCAAGCGGAAGGTGAACAACTTCAACGCTGATCAGGCGACGGCAGGCGGAGGTGGTCCGGGAACCGTTCTGGTTGGGACCAGTGAAGGATCTGACGACATGACTGGCTATGCCTATGCGTGGATCCAAAATCTCGACGACACAAACTACGTTCAGGTCGGTTTCGCCACGACTGATTACGGCATCAGACTCCGGCCCGGTGGAGTTCCACTGCTGATCGAACTTGAGCCCGGCACTACGATATTCTCAAAGGCCAACACCGGCGCTTGCCTCGTCGACATCATCGGGTTCACGCTCTAAGGGTTTGAACCCTCCCAGTATCAGGTGATCTCAGCCGCTTAATGGCAAAACCCGATTCCACAATTGTGGAATCTTGGGCGATAGGCAAAACTAATCGACAGGCTTGCCGATCCATTTGTGGTTGCTGAAGTGAGCCGCATACATCTCCGGAGGAAACTCGCGAGCTTTGAACAGACGCACCTTCTCCGCTCGACGTGGCGCCATAAATCCGTTGTAAGGATAGAACGTGCGTATCGGAAGATGCTGAATGTCCGGTCGTCCAAACCAGACGGATGAGACAAACGCTGGCCCCGTCTGGACTGATGCCGACCTGTCACGGTGGAGGTTGTACCACGCGGGCAAGGCGGTCATTAAATCCAGCAGGGCCGGGTGGCCCTTTGGACTTCCCACGACTGCGTTCTCGAATGACTTGCTCGAGCGTTGAGCGATGAACGGCCGGTTCCCGGCGTCTGTCAGCAGAGCGTCGAATGGCTTCAGCGGCATCACATCAGTGTCCACGTAGACTCCTCCGAGCGAATACAGAGCGAGGATTCTCAGGATGTCGGATCGACCGGCATATGAGTCGACATTCTTGTAGATTCGCTGCAGGGACGGTGGAATGGCAAACTTCGTCCGGTCATTGATCGTCACGAACTCATAGGTTGGGTGGAGGGTCTTGAACTCCTCCCACCACTCTTGGAACTCCGGTGGGATTGGTTTCTTGCCCAGCCAGATTCGCATAAAACGCTTTGGGATCATTCGCTTGTCCTGTGCCTGATGACTCTTTTGCCGTGCATCACCAACTCGCCACCTCCGAAGAATACACCGGGATACCAGATGCCGTCGATCATCGCTGACCCTCGGCCTGTGTCTGGCAGGTTGATTCGATCCACAACCGTTCCCGCTTTGATGAATCCGTTCTCATCGAGCGGGCTGACCGGGTCTGGTGTCGGTTCCGGAACAACTGGGACAGATCCATGCCGCGATCGCATAACCGTCTGGACGGTGTGGCAGATGTCGAGCGTCGATGCGTTCGAGTGCATCAAGCAGTTCAGGTCGTTGTTGTGGCCAAACCCAAACCAGTGGCCGATCTCATGAGCAAAGATTTTGGCGAACGTCGATGGGAACGGGAACGCCGGCCACCAGAATTGTTCTCCGGTGTTGCTCTGATGAGGCGGAATGTCTCCGTCATTCATCGTGATCGTGTTCCCGGTGAGGTTGCCTTTGACGGCCGTGTGCCTGCCGTTCTTGAGGCCGCGATACAGGTTGCCACTGATGACTCGGAGATCAGCGGTGCCGGAGACAAATGAGAACTTGATATCTGCGATCGCTTCCCATGCAATCACAGCCATCTCCAAACCCTCCTCAATATCATCCGCGGTCATTTCGAAGATGCTGTTGATATCGTTCCGGATCGTGAAGGTTGTGGTCATTCCACCACCTCACCATTTTCTAAAATCCACTTGAACACGTGCTGAGGGCTCGTAACAAATACACCGTTCTTGAGTCTGGCTTTTGCCTCGATCATCGCTGTGGTGAATTTCATCAACTGGACGCCTTGGGCAACCGTCAGACTCTGCACGTCGCAGCGTGGCGGAGTTCTCGCCGCTGACTCCAGCATGGATGATGGGATTCTGAACGACAGTATCTCAACCGGCAACTTCATCGGATCTGTCAGCGGCTCAGTCATTCGAGGCAGAGGAGTCTGTGGCGTGCTGGCTTTCTTCTTTGGTTTTGGTTTTGACTTCTTGTCTACGCTTGGCAATTCCATCTCAGTTCTCCCGTGTTGTTATCTGATTCTTCTGTACGAATGCCGGATGACCGGCCGGTCAATCTTTGCTTTCCCGTATGCACAAAACGCAGGGTCATCGTCGATCCACACATCAATCTCAACTCCAAGTTGCGTCATGAACACTACCTTTGATGCGAAACCGGTGAAGAATGAATCGACCTTTGGGATGACCACCTCCGCCCTGTTTTTTGCGTTATCCTCCCGCGACGTCACGCAGAACAATTCATGGCCTGCCGCGATCGCGGTGTCCACGAAGATGTCCCAAAAGAACGGGTCGAGCGTGTAGGTTTTGTCGTAGTCCAGTCCAATCTTCATCGGTCTCGCTCCGTCACTAAAAATGGTCGGCCGTCTGGCATTTGAAAGTTCTGCTTTTTCACTGCCGCTGGCGGAGGTTGCCGCGGTGGCAATATAGTTTTCTCAATCAGGCGAACACCCAGGCAGCCTGCGGCCGCACAGGCCAACGCTAGTGCGTCGAGCTTGTGGTTCTTCTTATTGTACACCTGCCACGTTGAGCGAAACCCTTTGCCCTTCTCAAACAGTTCGGACATTCCCTCAGCACAGATATGGTTGGAGAACTCCCGCCAGCGTTTGATGTCGTCGGTCCTCGGAGAAAACAGAGAAAGTGAACCGTCATTGTAATGATGACTCTCATCAAAGGTTGGGACCATAAAACGCTGCTGGAGCCAATGTTTCCAGTATTCCGTGTGTACGTTATACAGCCAAATCCGTTCGTCACGCTGGTGATGCGCCCAGCATTCATAAAATCCTCGCTTCCCGGCAGGATAGTTTCCGAGCTTATCTGCTGTCGGCATCCTGAATCGGCCTCCGTCCCATCCCTTTGCTGCGGCCCACGGAAGTCCACCGGCCTGTCGAATGAACTCATACACGGCATCGCGGTGGGTACCTGATCCGGAGTCGATCAAGCCAAACTCTGGATGGTTCTCCGACATCATAGAATTATGCCACGTCCCCATTGCCTCAATCAGCGACTTCGTCAGGTAGCTGTGACTGGGATTCCTGATCATATTCTTCGTGATCAGCTCACCCTCATCGATAATCAGTCCTGTCGCGTTACCGATCCACGCCACCTTCACCCAGTGGCTCGTATAGTTACCGATGTCCATGCCGACAGTGATCTTGATATCTGACTCCGCCGTCGGAAGCGTATTCTGGTGGAGTCCGTTGACCGCTTTCTGGACCGTGGACCGGCGTGATTCCCAGCGTCTCCTCAACTTCCTCCGCCTCAGGATTATTCTGGAGCTCTGCCATAACTCGTTCGAGTCCCCAGTCAGCGATGCGATTGAAGAACGCTTGAATTGCTGACACCTCATACTGGTTCGCATGGTCATATCTTTCGGGATTGGATATCTCAGAACCCTCCTCCATCTCCTCACGATTCTCTATGTAGAACTCGAACGCTGCGACTCCATCCTTGTCTCCGTCAGCCTGTGCCTGCTGTCGAATTGCAATGTACTCATCCCAGATCTCTCGGTTGTTCGGCCACTTTGCCAGGATTCCATATCGGTCGCCTTCAAACGTCGGCTTGCCGCCTTCCTTCACGTCTCGCGATGTCACCCGGTACGAATAGCAGGAACGGTTCTGGATCGTCGTGATGACTACTCTGGGAATCGTTGAGTTGGGGAACGCGAGACCGGCAACGTCAGCGTCGATGAGATCCTCAATGACTTCATGTTGGGCCCTCCTTCCTCCACTGGATCGACTGAAAGCAACCTCTCGCTTCTCCGGATCGTCGATAGCAGCAAAGTCGTGACGTGATCCACGGATGTCGGAATCAAAACCATAATAGTCCAGAGATGCTCCGCCGTACTGATTCGGAAACCCTTTGACGATCGGCAGGATGAGCTTGTGCTGGTCGCAGCGTATTCGCGTTTTGGTTCCTCCGACGTGCTGCTTCTTGGCCCTGACTGGGGCACCGTTGAGCTCACGTAGTGGGTGGCAGATCTCTGGAAAGTCGGCGTACAGATATTCGTTCCATGTCAGTTGACTGACCACCGTGTCGAACAGTTTCTCTTTTGCTTTCGCATTCGTTTGGCCGATCCCGCACGGATGGCGGCGGAGACAATTGAGCAGGATGAAAATCACCATCCAAAATACAATCGTGGACTTGCCGTCGCCACGTGGAGCCGCAACTGCCTTATCACCTCCGGAAACTGCTCGACTGTGAAGCGCCTCGATCATCATGTGGTGATGCTTCGCAAACGGCATCCAGAATCGCCCATCCTGAAGTTCGGCCGGACGATCTTCATCTGGTCGACCATACGTCAGCAGGAACCGCTCCGGATCATCCAAACACGCCTCACGCCGTTTCAGATCCTCAATCTCCGGAACGACGATCGCTGCGCCCTGTTCCCTCAGTTCTCGCTTGCGTTCGAGGTCTCGGCCGTGTTCGTCCCCAAGAATCTCAACCGGAGTCTGTTTGAGATCCCAGATCAGCTTCGCTGCTTCCTCCGCTGGCATCAACGATAAGATGCGCTGCAATTCCGAGGTCGGCTGCAATCGCATCCAATTCAGAGTTTCTGGCTTGAAGTTCAACGTCCACCACCTTGATTTCATCGGTCTGGTTCTGAGCCTCCAACGCAGCGACAACCCTACCTGCTGAGATCGCGGTGCGGTCATTTCCCTCCGCGATGATCATCATCATCTTCTGGACCAGCCCGGCCCTGTATGCGTCAGATATCGGCCAGCGTTTTTTGACTGCTCGCTCAATGAGTTGCAACTCGCTGCGTTTCATTTCGTCACCGGACGGAGGAGTTTGGGGACAAGGTTATTCCACTTGATGTGATGGTGCATGCGACGACTGGTACGGCCCATCATTGCGATCTTCACACAGGACGGAGCGTGCATCACCGTCATAAATGACTTCACATACGTTCCACTCTCAAGGTACGTGTCGCTCATTCCTCCCTCACTCGATTGAGTCGCCTGCTGGTCCAGTGACAAGCTCGGGTCTTGAAACACCAACTCACCTCGCTGCCCCATCATCACATAGGTATTCACGTCCTCGTTCAGGCGAGAGTGAAACCAGAACCGCTTTAGCGGCGAACAGAAGAAGCTGTTCATCACCTTCCGCTTGATCATCCCAGCAGCGAACGGTGAACCGCGACCGCCAATGTAGTCACCTCCCAGTACCATCGCCACGCAGTGGATCTGCGGGGATGAGTCGAGCAGTCGGACATACGCAGCGAATACTCCGTCGAGTTGGGTGTAGCACTTCCACTTTTCAGTAGGGTACTCTCCTTTGCTGTTGACCCGAAAGCAGAAGTTCATGTAGTCATCGTCCAGTTGAACGAAGTGGCTGTCTCCTCGCTCAACCGCGATATCAAAGATCGCGTTCCTGACGTGCGTCGTCGTCCGGTGGTCGTTGAAGTTGTCGCCCTGATCAACCATCGCGGCATACTCCGACTTCTTGAAAACGACAACTTCGTCACCGTACCGCTCCTTGTACGATGCGGCCGTCTTGTCCACGTCGTCGATCACGATGCAGATCTTGCCTGTGTATCCTGATCTTCTGAGCAGGTCGTATGTCATGACGTTGTCCGGTCGACCATGCGACAGAATGTACGCGGTGAAATCATTCATACTCGGCCCCATAAAGTTCAGCGATCTCCTCCCTGATACTAACAAATCCCTGTTCGATCGCACTGTCATAATCGATGACCACGAGGGCCGACCGCTCCGCGAGGCCTTGGAACTCCTCACCAGACTGGGCGTAATACTCCGCGACATTCTGATAGTTGAACACAGCGTGCCGATACGCTGCCGCCTTCAGGAACACCTTCTCAGCCTCCGGCAAATCTGAGTCATCGATCTCCTTGACCCGCGACTCAACGCCAGACATCTCAACCAGTTCCGTCAGTTCAGGCTTATCGCCGGTCGGTTCATACACGGGTGAGTGGATCTTGGACGTGTAGGCGTCGTCGATGTCGCCGGTTCCGAGCGTCAGCAGATCCGCATTCGCCATCAGCTCCGTCAGCATATCATCGATCGCAGAGGAGTTGATACTCACTTCGGCCATCAGAGCAGCGAGCTTCAGTGGATCCACGATCGCCATCTCACTTGAAGCATCGAGGATCGCGAGGACAGCCGACTCCTCCGCCTCCGTCAGTTCAACATACTCAACATCGATCATGACGTTGGGATCAGTTTCCTTTGCGTTGAGCGCCTGCCAGGCACGCTCATGGCCATCGAGAATGAACCCTGTCGTCCGGTTCACCAGCACCGATTTCACGAACCCGAACTCAGCGATGGAGTCAGCAACCACATCCCTCTGAGCCTGCGGGTGCATCCGGTGATTCTTCGGGTTGCCGATCAGCGACTCCGGATCAACTCGATCGTGGCCAACGATGCGTGATCTCCAATTGCTCATAATTTCCCCAATCCCCTCGGCCGCAGTTGGCCGGACTTTCTATACAAATAACGCGGTTGCTCACGC